CTCCTCGTCTTTCACATGCACGACAACAGTATTGCCACTGGCAATCCGATATTCGGCGGATTGCTGATCTCTGCGCTCGGCCCATTTTTCAATGGCAACGCAAGGAGAGTTTTCGTCGATCACGCGACCGTCTTCCGGTCCGGCATGATACTCATCGCACCAAATTCTGAATTTCACGTCTCCCCCTCCTTGCTCTGCTTGCTCGGCGTGGGCGCGGCGCTGCGATGGAACCGGGAAGGCGACCAATCGCAGTACGTGTCGGTTTCGACATGTCCGAAGATCGCCTTGCAGCGGTAGATGTGCGCGCAATCACCGCAGGTCGTGCCAACAGGGAGCTGCATCTTGTCCGGGTCGCTCGGGTCGTAGTTCAGAGGCTCGCTCACAGCTTCACCTCGGGCGTGGACGCGGCAGAGAGTCCGCGGTTAGCTCGAATGTCGTTGACGAGGCTGACGGCGTTCGCGCGATTTTCCGCGTTGATCGTCTCCCAATCGCGCTCGTCGCCAACTGCGCAAGTACCCTCAAAGCAGCCATACCACCACTCGATCGCATCATTAGGTCGACAGATCGGGCACGGAATATCTTCCTCTTGAAGATTGACCAGGCCGGGACCGGGACTGTCGTCGGCATCGTGCAGCCGCCCGTCGATACAGATTGAATCCGGATATGTGCCGGCGCCGAATTCATAGCCTTGGTAGTCACACATTGGCGTCACCCTTCGGCGTGGGCGCGGCGGCGATCATCTTTAGGCCAAACCAGCAAGTGTTCTCGCCTCGCACACACCATCCGAGACTGTCTCGCTTGACCTCGGCGACCTCGAAAACCTTGTCAGGATTCAGGCACGTTTGCGGATGATCTGCAGTGACCATCGCGTAAAGATCGGGAACTGCGATCCACCCCTCAGGAACGCCCGTCGCCACGGGCTTTTCGGCTTGTACACGTAGCGCGTCGTAATACAGCCGCAGGATCGCAATCGTGTACTCGGCAAGCGCATCCTCCATCGTCTGATCGTCGCGAATCTCAATGCATGGATTGCCCATTGCCTTCGATATCTTCATCAGCGCGGCGTGTGCGTCGTTCGGCTGCGCCACGGGCTGCGCGGCAAGTCTTTGCAGGAACGAGTCGATCCGGTTCTTCAGGTTCGCCGCGTTATGAGCCGCATGATCGCCTTGCTTCACAACCTCAAGGCAAACCTCACTCGCCCAGGCAAGCAAACTTCGCGCTTCGTCTTCCCCCTGCGAGGCGAGCATCGGGGCGATGGCTTCCAACGCTTTGGCGACCGGGCCGAACATCGGCATTGAAAACCTTACGTCGGTTGCACAATGCGCATCCGCCGCCTTCATGTACGCATTGATCCAAGCTTGTTCAATCTCTCGCGTGATCTTCACTTCCCACCTCCCGCAAGCTGATCGGCTTCGTCGAGCAAGTAATTGACCATATTCATCGCTTCATCGAGCGAGAAAATATTCGTCCCGATAGGCCACGAGTTGTTTGCCTTGGCACGCTCTCGGTCGAACATGACGTAGCAATCTGGGCTGAATGAGTCTGGAATTCGCCAGCCAAGGAACCGCCGCGCCATTTCTTCAACGATCTGCGCCTTTGGCTTCGCTTCCCAAATCACACTTAGGATTCGGTGGTCGTCGTCTTGGCGGGTCACTGCAACGCAGCGTCCGTCTGATGTAGTGGTGACAACGACTTCGCCTTGTTTCATGGCCTCATCGATACGCTCGATCAAGACGGCCTTTGGATAAATCCGAGAAATTACTTCGCGGCAGTCGATCAATAGCTGCTCGTCCGTCACCCGCGCTTGTTGCTGCGGCTCGATCCTTTCCTTAGCCTGGTCGCTAGTTAACGATGCGGGCGTTTCGTTTACTTGGGGGTGCGGTGGGTGGGTGTAGACCTTGAATGCTCCATGGTCTTCGGGATCGCATACTTCAAACCACGTCGTTCCGTAGCGATCGCCTTTCAAGCCTAGCCACGCTACCGGCTCCTGCACCTCATCCGCTGCGGTGTGTTGGGCGGCGAGGGCGGCGTCGAGACGCGATAAAAGTTCCATCGGCTTGTCGCCATAGAACCCACGAATCCAATCGCGGCAGTCGATCAGCAGTTCGCGGACCTCGGGCGGGAAGGGGGAAAGGTCGGTCATGGTGTTTCCTCCACACCAGTCGGCGATGTGTTCTGCCTGATATTCGGTAATGCCGCCATGGCGCGATTCATACGCGCAGTTTCCTGGCAGTGATATGAGCAATACGGCTGATAGTGCAGCCAGTTGCGCAAACGAATTTCTCCACGAATTATCCGATTGCATTTTGCGCAACGATTTCGAGTGTCAAAGTGCATTAGCCCACCTCCTGCGATGCGTTCTCGGTGGCGATGGGTGGGGCCGGGAGATGGCGGAAATAGGTTGGTTGTTCGGGAGCCGGATCGACATCTGCCAATACCTCGTCAGCCCAAATCCACAAGGCGTAACAATCGCCATGAACAAATTTCATTCGCGCCTGTTCGCCGTTGAACGCCCAAATTTCTGTTCCGTCGAACGGCGCTAATTCAATCGGCCTCCACCCATCCTCCGCGATGGCGCGTTCGAGGTCGGCGAGAGAATCGTCAATATTCTGCAGCACTCCTTCTTTGCCGCAATTGCAGCCACTACCTGGATCACCGTCATAGTGATCTGACAGATAGCAGTTCTCACCATGCGGAGATGAGGTAACCCACGAATCCGCTAGGTCCAGCACCTCTCTCGCCTTGAGCAGGGCATATTGGGTCATGGCGATTTCTCAATGCCGTGCGCACGTTCAATCGCTCGCGCGAATTGAAGAATTCCGAATGTTTTGCAGAACTCGCTAACGCCTCCGAGTTTGTCAAACAATTCTTCGATCTGCGTATCAGTCAATCCGAACGGAAATTCCGGTCTAGCAGCATTCCATCCGCGCTCAAACCCAGCTCGGAAAATGCGATGCCCGACTTCGCTAGCGAGAGCGGGGCGAGCGCCGAAATACGAGCGCTCATAGTCATAGCTTTCGGCCTCACGAACCGCAATTTCCCTTTCGTGCTCGTTTTCAACGGTCATATATTCTCCTTTCGCCGAGCCGATGAACTGGCCCGGCGTGGTTTGGGATTGGGTTAGAACGGCGGCAAGTCGTCGTCAAACGGATCGTTTTGCGGCGCAGATGCAGACCGTGATTGCTGGCTCTGCTGCGCGGCGTCCTTCGGCTTGATCTTCAGGCCGTAGCCCTTTGCATTTTTCCACCCGCTAATCCAATACTCGCGGCCATCGACGTTGACCGATCCCGTAATGTCGGGGTGCTTTTCCTCGGTCTTGCGGCTGTTCTTGCCGATGAAACCGCTGTTGGTGTTGTCATAACTCATGCTGCGCTTCTCCCGTTCATGATGCGTTGGTAAGTTGGTTCAAGCAGCGAGCGAATGAACAATTCGCGCCGCTCCCGAAGTTGTTCGATCTGGCCGGCCATTTCGTCGCGCGTGACGCGATACACCAGCAGTTGCAGTTCGTCGGGGAAGTCCTCGCAATAACTGATGAAATCCACGTACTGACGTTCCGCGCAATCAAGGTGTCCGACGATCTGCCAGCGATAGGCCGGATCGAATCCGCCGCGCCGCATCGTGTCGTCATGGGTGGTTGCAATGACAGACTTGATTTCGATAACGCCATCGTCGCCGATCAGGCCATCGGGCGAATCGCCGTAGTCGCCGCAATCGAAAAAGCCACCGTTGTCCACACTGACGAAAAACACTTCCTCGTACAGCATCCGCGCAACCGGCTCCTGTTCGTTGCCACGCTCCATATCGTCATTCTTGAAGCTGTGCGCCGCCTTGCGGCCCGTCGCACGCTCTAGGGCAAGTTGCAGCGCATACCGTTTCGCAGGCTCACCAAACGGACCGGTTGCATTCGCCATGATCTTGCCGAAGTTGGACGCCGTGACCTTGCCAAGCCGAAGTTCGTGCCAAGCATCCGTGTTCTGTTCCACGTTGTGGAAAATCATTCTGCACACTCGGACATAAGCTGTTCCTGGTGCTCGCGGCTCATGTCGGCGCGCTCCAAAACTCTTTCCAAGTTGCCATCGCGCTTGAATGCCGCCTTGGCGCGCTCCCACATCTTCGTGTTGGCTGGCGTAATGGCCTGACGAGTCGGCGCCATCTTGATCCGCAGCCCATCCACGGTTTCCTTACCGAAGCGCACGCCCGAATCGACGTAGACCGTGATTGGCACGTTGCGCCAGTCGTCAATGAACTTCGACGCGCAGATCGCCGCCATCATCTTGCTATTCGTGGCGTTCAGGATCATCGGCTTGAGCGTTTCGCCGGGGCGCAATTCCTTCTCGCCGAAATACGCGGTATTGAAGAAATCCTGCGTTTTCTTCGTCTTGTCCTTTTCAAGCGTGACGCGCACGACCGTTAGCACGGTCGGCTCGGTTATGTCGGCGCTGCTCAGATACGGCGAGTCGAAAGCCTTGCGGTAGTGAGTTTTGCCGTTTGATGCTAGTGCGACAGCATTCATGGTCTACTCCAAAGTTTGAATTCATTGCACCGTCTGCCCGGTGCCATGGTGGTTTCCTGGTTACGCAGACTTCACGCTACGTAGTGGTTACCCCTTCCCGCAGTGGGAGTAGCGAGCGCGAGCAAGCTGATGAAGTGACGGTTACCTCGCGCAGAAACAACCCGTCCGCCATGTCTTTCGCTCCGTGCTTGGATCACGGTTAACCCCCTTCGTGAATTCGGTTCATACAACGATGCATCCCGAGTGCGTAATACCGCGCAGCCCAAGCCGCTCGGCGTTCGTCCGCAGTCGGAACGGTTACGGAATCCATGCGCTTCGTAGCCCGCTGAATCAGCGAATGGCCACCAGTGCGGACCAGTCGGCGACCTATGGCGCGGTCGAGAAGTAGGGCGGACTTGTTCATGCTGCGCTCGGTGAAAACGGCCTTCCCTGGCTCGCCCTGTCAAACTTGTGCTTGGTGACGTTCAGCGCCATTGCCTCACTGCATGGCTTTGCGCGCTGTAGGTCGCGGACATAGTTACCGGCTGACTTTCCCCAATGTTTCTCGGCGAGACGGCGCGCGATGGGCCAACGGATGATGTTGTCAGTCATTTCGCGACCTCGACAAACTTGTGGTTGTCGTCCAAGCGGTACGGCGTGTTTGCCCTGATGCCGCCCTCACCGACATAAGCGACTTCGGTGCGATAGCGCTCTTTGGTGTAGTCGTGCCACTTGATGCAGATCGTGCCTCTGTCGCCAGCCGTCGCGGTGCCACTGTCGCCAGCCGTCGCGGTGCCATTGTAGCCAGCCGTCGCGGTGCCTCTGTAGCCAGCCGTCGCGGTGCCGAGGGCGCCTACTGCCGCAGTCTGCTCGTTGCCAACACGAATGGACGCGCCGATTACGGCAACATTAGCTGCGCGCTGTTCATGCTCAATCAGGTATGCGGTTGCAGAAACCTTGTCGCCGATATGGCGGATAACGCAGCGCGGAAACTTGCACTTGCCGCCGAGCATGACGATCTCAGATAGCACGACTTCGAGAACAAGCCATTTTGCGTCCGATATCCCAATGCTATTGCTGCATGAATGATCGCCTTGGCCATAGAGCCAGCCGTGCAGGCCATTGCCGCACCGTTCTTCCGGACTCCAATCTGGCGCGACAACTTCGGCACCAATCTGATCCGGCCATTGGAAATCGTTATAGCTGCGAAGGTTTGCGTAGCAAGTGCGCAGCACCAACACAGTTTCCGGTTTTGCTGCGACTGAATTTTTCTTGCTCATGCTATCCTCCAAACAATGATCGAGATGATTTCGAGGGCGATTACGAGGGCCGAGATGGGCGAGGGGACGTGACGGGTGAAGAAGTTCATGCCGCCCTCGCTTTGATGCCGCTGTCTTCGTCGTCAATGTCTTCCCGCGCCTTCTCGTCGGCTCGCTGCTGCACATACGATTTCAGGCGTTTGCC